TTATGCCGTGGCTGACAGCAACGCCTGCGCTGCCTCGATCGGACGCTTGGTCCGCACCGCGTCGACCAGGACCTCTTCGTTGATCCGCAGGAATTTCGACAGCAGCGGGATGATCTCCAGCATCCAGAACATGCCGGTGGCATCCTTCGGGCTCCCGAACGACGATCCCTGCGCGGGCACGATGCCGAGCAGCTGGGGCGGCACCCGGTGCGCCGCAAGGACGTCGTCCCGGGTTGCGTTCTTGATGTCCATGAAGACGTCCTTGGCGCCCTGTTCGGCAACCGGGATGATCTTCAGGCTACCCTCCTTGCCCGCTGGCGCGTGGACGAACAGGTTGCGGAAATTGCCGGGCCCCTTCGATGCGTGCAGCGCCGCCCGCAGTTTCTTGGTGTCCCGCTCGTCGATATCGCCGGTCGCATAGAGGATATAACCGGCGTGGCTGCCATTTAGGTAATAGCGGCGCCGGAACAGCGTCGCCGCTTCATTCAGCAAGGCGGCCTGGATCGCCGAGATATATTCGGGCGATCCATAGATCTCCTGGTTGATATCCGGCTGCATGATCTGGATCACCGCCCCGGCTGGATATTCGACTTCGGGCGATCCGCCAGGCACATACCAGAACACCCCCGGCTTCACCCCCCGGCGCATATATTTGGCGGGCAGATAGTCGAGCCGGACCAGCCCCCCGAACCGGTTGACGATCTTGAGCAGGTAACATTCACCAAAGACCAAGAAGTCCTGGACGATCCGCTCGACCACGGCGCTGGAAAGGTACGTCGTCGCCGCCAGCTCGGAGACGACGATGTTCCGCTTCAGCAGGATCGCGCTGCTATGATGCGGCGATGCGTTGAACGACCGCGCCAGGCCATCGCGGGACAGCGGCGGCTCGTACCAGCGGTCGTTGCGGTACACCTGCATGACCGTATCGAGCAGGGTTCGCCGGTCCAGGACCGACTCCGGGTCGCCAAACGTGAACGCCTCGACGCCCCGCTGTTCCGCGACCGCCACGGCACTGGTGGCGTCGGAGATAGCCATATGGCCCGCCGAACTCGTCTCCGAAGCCGTCATACGACGGGGCCTGGTCTTCTTCGTCACCGATAACCTCCATGCGCGTCTTGGGTCGCGACTGACCGTCGAGCGGTTCATTGATGAAAATATGCATCGCGGCCCACGCGACGTCGGCATGGCCGGTGTCGTCGGCGCGGCTGGCCTTGAACGTGATCGCCTTACCCGATTGCGTCAGCGCCTTCTTGATCGACAGGAACGCCGATTGCAGGTCGGTCCATCCGCCATCGAACTCGACGCGGCCGCGCGAGATCGTGTGCTGCGCCTTCATGACCATCTGGGTCTTCGCCTCGAGCGAATACTGGATCTTGACGACCCCGCGGTGTCGATCGTTGAGGATCTGGTAGACGCCCGCGCCCACGCCCGACGCATCGACGCCGATATAGGTGCAGTTGTAACGCTTGAGCCGCGCCAGGATGAATTCCACCTGTTCCTGGAAATCGGCGCCGCGCAGCTGATGCTTCTCCAGCAACCGAAATTTGCCATTGGGCCCATCGGGCGGGAGCGCGATGACCAGCGCCGCATTGTCGCCGTCCGTGCTCTCCTGCGGATCATAGCCCGCCCACACCTCCCGATCGCCCACCGGCCGGTCGGACAACAGGTTGACGTCGCGCCAGTCGACATCCGCGTCGACCGTACAGCGTTGCAGCTCGTTGAACTTGAAGGCGGACAGGCTGTCGTCGACGAACTGGCACCCGTACAGGTTCGCATATTCGTCCGGCGCGTTTTCGTCCTTCACCTCCGCCAGGTCGAACAGGTCGCAACCCTGTTGCGCCGCATCCTCCAGCGTCAGCATGTGGCGCCAGATCCGATCGGCGCCGAGGTGACCCGATTTCAACGTGTCATAGCTGACGTCGATCGCGACCTGGTCGACCTTCTTACGGCGCCGGTTGAACGCCGCGCCGGTCCACAGCGAATAGGCCTGGTGCGCGACCGTCGACGGCGTCGACAGATAGGTTTTTCGCCAGTGCTTATGGCTGGCCATCGCCTTGGCGACCTTGTTCAGCTCGTCGAAACCGAACGTCCAGAAAAACTCGTCGAAATAGAAGTTGCCGGTATAGCCCTGCGCGGTGCGCGCATTGGTCCCGAGGAAAATCAGCTCGGCAGTCGGCTTTTCCTTGGGCAAGCCCTCCGCCGATACGACAATCGGATCGCCCTTCAGCTTCACGCCCACCCGCGCGGCAAACTGAATGATATATTTTTTGAAGACGTGCGCCTGATTTTTCGACGCCGATAGGAATATCTGGTTGCCGCCGCCCTTCAACGCATCGAGCAATGCTTCCCGCGCGAAATAGAAGGTCGCACCGATCTGGCGGGACTTGAGGACCATGCGGGTCCGCTGGTCGCGGTTCACCCACCACAACTCGTTATATTCGAAATTCTCCGCATGGAAAATATCCTCCAGCCGCGCGATCTGTTCGGCTGTGAAGTGATTGGCAGGTGCTTTTTCCTTGCGTTCACCCGCATTCCGATTGGCCACCTTGTCGTTGAGGTGACCTTCATGACCGCCGGGCGCCTGGAACCGCGCCACGCGCGCGGCCGATACGACCTGGCGCATAAGCAGGTCGATTTCCTTGAAGTCGCCACCGGTCTTATGGTCCTTGGCGATCAGCGTGTTGAGGCGGCATTCCAGCTGGTCGTTGATCTTGGTCAGCGACGGCGCGTCGTCCCACCGGTCGCGCTGTTTCCAGCTTTCCACCGTCGCGCGCTTGAGTCCCAGCTCGTCCGCGATCTGGGTGACGCCCCAGCCACGCCAATACAGGCTGCGCGCCTGGCGCTTCGCGTCAACGGGGATCGGCATCGTCGATGCCGGGAGTGGCATGCCGTGATCGGGTGGGAGCTTGTCCATCGAGGGGGACGGTAACCACCGCCCGTCCCTCCCTGCGCCCTCCCGCTCTTGTAGAGACCGTCTCTACAAGAGCGCCGCGTTGCGCGCCCGCGCCCCTTGGCCCCTGTTCACCTGGTCAAAACGGCCCTGCCCGGCCGTCCGCCCGAACCGACCGCCAAGGACCCGACCGATCATGGCCAAGACCCCTTTTTTCTGTATCGCCGTCGAAGGTGCGACCGCCACCGATGACCGCGTCATCACCCGCGACATGATCGACCAGTCGGCAGCCGACTATAACACCGGCACCTATACGGCGCGCATCAACTGCGAACATATCCGGGGCTTCAGCCCCGAAGGTCCGTTCAACGCCTATGGCTCGGTCGTCGCACTGAAGGCGGAGGACCGCGAGATCACGATCGGCGGGGTCAAACAGGTCCGCCGCGCCCTGTTCGCGCAATTCGACGCCAACGATCAGATGGTCGCCACCGTGAAGGCCGATCAGAAAATCTTCACCTCGTCCGAGTTTCAGCCCAATTTCGCCAAGACCGGCCGGTTCGGTCTCGTCGGTGTCGCCATCACCGACAACCCCGCCTCGCTCGGCACCGACGCGCTGAAATTCTCCGCGTTCAAGCCGATGTGGGATTCGCGCAAGTCCGACCCGTCGAACTTCTTTGGCGCTGCCGAGGAGAATCTGTTCTCGATCCAGTCCCCGGCGGTGACCATCCAGGAGGATGCCGCTGCGGCGGGGGCGTTTGCCGCCATGGCGTCGTTCTTCAGCCGGTTTACCGGTGGAAACCCGGCCCCCACGCCGCCCGCCCCCCCGGCCCCGCCCACTCCGCCCGCCACGACGACCGAGCCCGCGAACGACAATTTCTCGCAGCTGATGGAAGGCCTGGGGCTGGTCAGCGCCAGCATCACGGCGCTCAGCGCGAAGGTCGAACGCGATGTGTCGACCATCCATGGCGAGGTCACCTCGCTGACCCAGCGCCTCGAAACCGAGCCGAGCGGCAACTTCACGCGCGATCCGGCCACGGGCGGCAACGCCACCATCCTGACCGATTGCTGATCGGCCCCGCCCTCCCCGCCGTAAAGAACAGGACCCGCCTCCCATGAAGAACACCACCCGCGTCGCATTCAACACGATGCTTGGCCAGATCGCGAGCATCAATGGCGTCGAGGTCGACGTCGTCCGTGGCGAGAAGCAATTCTCCGTCGCGCCCGTGGTCGAACAGAAGCTGGAAGAGGTGATCCAGCAGTCGAGCGAATTCCTCGGCAAGATCAACATCATCCCGGTCGATGCGCAGGAAGGTGCGAAGGTCGGCATGGGCGTCACCCGCCCGATCGCCAGCCGCACGCTGACCAACAGCGGGACCGGCGTCCGCCGCAAGCCGATCGACCCGACCGACACCAGCGACCGGGGCCGCTATTTCTGCGCGCAGACCAACTCCGACACCGCGATTAAGTACGGCAAGCTGGACATGTGGGCCCACAAGCCCGAATTTCAGACGCTGTATCGCAATTCGATCGTCGCGCAGCAGGGCCGCGACCGGATCATGATCGGCTGGAACGGTGTCGCGCGGGCGGACACGACCGACATCGTCGCCTATCCCCTGCTCCAGGACGTCAATTACGGCTGGCTGTACAAGATCCGCTTCTATGCACCGGCCCGCCACATGGCGGGTGGCGCGCTGACCCCGGCAACGCGCGATGCCACGACCGGTCGCGTTACGGTCGCAGGCAAGATCTATGTCGCGCCCGGCCTGGTCGGCACCGAAGTCGATTATGTGAACATCGACGCGCTGGTCTTCGACGCGATCGAGAACCTGGATGAATGGCATCGCGACGATACCGATTTGGTCGTCATCGTCGGGCGCGACCTGGTCCAGGACCGCTTCCTCAACGTCATCAACGCGGCCGGTGACCGTGCGTCCGAGCTGGAGGCGCGCAACCGCATCCTGACCCTGCCCAAGCAGGTGGGCGGCAAGACGGCAGTGATCGTGCCGTTTTTCCCTGCCAACGCCATCCTCATCACCAAGCTCGAGAACCTGTCGATCTACGTCCAGAACGGGTCGCGCCGTCGCACGATCCGTGAAGAGCCGGACTTCGATCAGGTCGCCGATTATCAGTCGGTGAACGAGAGCTATGTGGTCGAGGACTATGGCTGCTCGGTCCTGATCGAGAACATCCAGCAGAGCAAGAAGGCCTAACCGGCCTCTCCGCTGCCCCCTGTAGCCCGTCACCCAGGACACGCAAATGAGCCTCGCTCGACAGACCCGCGACCATGTGTTGTCGCTCCTTGCCGCCGCCAGTGCGTCCGCTCCTGAAGGTGGCGGGCTCACCCCTGCCCCCTTGACCGAGGACCAGCCGCGCTACACTCCGGCGGTCGAGGTCGCTGCAAAGCAGATCATGCTTCGCCTGACCCATGATCTGCGCCGCCTGAAGGACATCAAGTCGGTCGCCAACAAGATCGTCGCCAAGCGCCAGATGATCCCGGAATATCTGTCCTGGATCGAAGGCGAATTGGCGGCCGGTGAGGCGGTCGAGCGCGGCAAGCTGGCCACCTCGCTGGCCAGCGAGATTCTGCCGACGGTCATGGTCTGGGCAATTGATACTGCGCAGTGGCCGCTGGCGCTGCGCCTGGCGGCGCATGTCCTGCGCCACGACGTCGCGCTGCCCGCGCGCTACGAACGCGACGCCCCGACCCTGATCCTGGAAGAGATTGCCGAGGCCGCGATCCGCGACCAGGTAAAGGGTGTCCCCTTTCCGATCGACGTACTCCACCAGGTCGAGCACCTGGTCGACGGCGTCGACATGCACGACCAGCCCCGCGCCAAGATGGTCAAGGCCATCAGCGCCGAGCTGGTCCGCGCGTGCGAGTCGCTGCCCGAGGGATCCCCCGATCGCATTGCCGGTGCGACGGCCGCAATCGAACGCCTGCGCGAGGCGGTCGAGCTGGATCCCCGCATCGGCGTCAAGTCCGTCATCCAGCGGCTGGAAAAGTCGCTGCCCAAGCCACCGGCTGACCAGAGCGACGCCGCACAAACCCCGGAGAAGTGACATGACGCCAATGAAACTAGCCCTGTGCCTTGCCGCCAGCGTCGCCGCGCTTCCGCTCGCGGCCTGCGGTCCCACCGTGCAGGAACGATGCGCGGGTGCCAAGGACGTGGTGACCTGTACCGCCGTCGCCAGCTCGGGCGGCGATGTGAAGGACTATCTGGTCGGTGGCCTGGCGGGCGCCGCGCTGGCGTCGCAGCTGTCGGGCGGATCCTCGCGATCGACCGTGATCCACCACGCACCCCGCTACGACTATCGCAGCGCCGTCTACTACGCGCCTGCCCGGACCCGGACGGTCACGACGACCACCCGCCGCAGTCTGTTCGGGCGCGGCACCGTCACCCGCACCACCACCAGCTACCGACCGAGCTACCGCTCGCGTCGCTGACCCGCTCGCCCCCCGGCGCCGGGGGCGGATCGCGCGTGGCGAGAGGGGTCTTCGGACCTGAGGGCCGCCACGGACCCGATCCCCACCCCTGGATCTCCCAAGAAAGCCCGCCCATGCTCGCCTCGCTCCTGATCGTCATTGCCGTAATGTGCCAGGGCCTGGGTGCATGGGCCGCCCTTGCCGGTGCCATGGCCTTCGCGTGCCAGCTTGACCCCGCGACCATCGGCCTGCCCCCTGTCCCGCGCGCGCGGATCCGTTGTGCGCTGTGGGCGCTGGTCTTCGCGATCGGCCTCGTCCTGACGCTCACCGGCGCCGCGCTGGCGGCGCATGTCATCGGTGCGGCCGCATGACGACGACCTTCCTGCCCACGATTCTGCCGGGCGATCCCGCCCCCGCGCCCGCCCCGGTCGCGCCGATCCCCAGCGGCGGATGGTTTCCCGCGATCGACCCCACGCTGTTCCGACAGGAACAGCGTGTCGACGCCAACGCGATCACCGACGCGCGCGTCCGCCAGGCGCTGATCGCTGCGATCATCCGCGTCCGTCGCGATCTCAGCGAATGGCGCGCCGAACAGGTGGCAGCGGGGTTCACAACCCTCGACGAGGTCCCCGCCGATCATGTCGACGGCGCGTCCGAGCTGGTGATCCTCTACCGCCGCGCCGTCTTCACCGCCGCCAAAGCGGAGATCGTCGAACGTTACGTCGACGTTGACCTGACCGGCCGTGGCGAACGCTCCGCCGAGCAGCTGGACCCGACCGTCGCCGAGCTGCGCCGCGACTCCGTCCATGCGGTCCGGGAGATCCTGGACGTCGGTCGCATGACCGTCGAACTGATCTGATGGACTACGTGCGCGCCCGCGCCGGTGACACGCTCGACGCGCTGATCTGGCGCGAACGCGGTCTCGGGCCGAACGACCTTCCCGCCGTGCTCGAGGCCAATCCCGGCCTCGCACGGCTGGGCCCGATCCTGCCGATCGGAACCCCCGTCACTCTCCCCGACGCGCCGCCCGCCAACCGGCAACGCGATGTCGTCCAGCTCTGGACCTGACCATGCAAAAGCTCATCCACGACGCGGGCGATGCGCTGCTCGCCTTCCTCATCACCCTCATGCCCGGCGTCGCCGGCGCGGCGGTCAGCCTGGTCTACGAGCAGGGGCTCAGCTGGTCGAAGCGCGTGACCCAGATGATGGTCGGAATCACCGTCAGCTATTTCGCGCGCAACGTCGCGAACAGCCTGACCGGCTGGGACGATTATCTGCTCCAGGCCGTCGGCTTCGTCGTCGGCATGACCGCCTTCAAGGCGACCCCGGCGCTGATCGCCGGGCTAGTCGAACGCGCGCCGCTTCTCCTGGGCCTGGTCGATCGCCTGATCGGAAAGAAGGAAGCCAAGTGACCTATGATCGTGCACGCCTGGCGCGCGAAATCGCGCGCGACGAAGGCGACAAGCTGAAGGCCTATCGCTGCTCGCAAGGTTTCAGGACGATCGGCAAGGGCCGCAACCTCGACACGGTCGGAATCTCGGCAAAGGAAACCGCCGCGCTGGGGATTACCGTCGCGAGCTGCATCGCGCGCGGCATCACCCAGGCCCAGTCCGACGCGCTGTTCGCCAACGATCTCGCCAGTGCCGAAGCGGATCTCGACCTGTTCCTCCCCTGGTGGCGACAGCTCGATCCGGTCCGCCAGCGCGTGATGCTGAACATGTGTTTCAACCTGGGGATCGGCTGGCCTCCGACCAAGACCACCAAGGGTGCGGGCCTGCGCAACTTCGTCAATACGCTGCCGAGGATCCGGTCGGGCGATTATGCGGGCGCCACGGCGGGGATGAAAGCCTCGCTATGGCACCGCCAGGTCGGTGCCCGCGCCGTCCGGCTCGAGGCGATGATGCTCGCTGGAAAGGAACCGTAATGGCCTGGATCAAGTCGCTGTTCGGTGGCCTGAAGGACGAGTTGCGCTTCATCCTGCTGCTCGCGGCCGCCAGCGTCGCCGCCTGGCAGTACGTCCAGGCGCGCCATGCCGAGCGCGACCGCGACGTTGCGGTCCACCGCGCCGAGCTGGTCTGCACGGCCGTGGGTGTCGACTGGCAGGAAAAGCATCTGCGCGGTCCCGGCGCCGCCTGCGCCGATCGCGCGCGCCAGCTCCGCACCGATCGCGAGGCGACCGACCGTGAGACGGCGCGCCTGATCTCCGTCGCGATGGCCCGCGTCAACAGCCTGACCGACGCCGATGCCCAGGCCGCCCGCGCCGCCATCGCCCGCGCGAGCGTGGCCCAAAACCGAATGGAGAAAGCCAATGCGGATGCCGATGCGGACGATCATGTCCGCGCTGACTGGATCGCTGCTCTTAACGATCTTGCCGGGCTGCGCCGCCCGGCGCGGTGACCTGACGCCCCCCGCCCCCGTCGCCGTCGCGATCGAGCCGCCCCGCCCGTCCGCTGATCTGATGACCTGTGCCGAACGACCCGCCGCCCTGGTCGAGGATCCCGCGCTTGCCGCCACGGTCCCCGCCGCCTGGCGCCGTGGCCTGATCGGCCTGGCGCGGGCCGCTGGCGTCAATGCCGATCGCCTGGACCGCCTGACCAACTGGATCGCGCCGGGCTCCTGCCCGCGCAAGGAGTGACCATGACCGCATCCACCATCGAACAGCGCCGGGCGATCTTTGACCGCACGGCGGACCGTTCGCGCGAAACCTTCGTGCTGGCCACCGCCAACGCCGCCAACGCAGCCGTGACGGTGGCGGGCGGCGCGTACCAGCTCGACGCTACCGCGAACGTCTTTGGCGAGATCCGCCTGGATATGCAGCGTGGCGATGGGACCTGGACGCCGATCGCGTCGGTGACCGGCATCGATCGCCCGGTCGACGTCCGCCTGCCCGCCAATGCGGTGGTACGCGTCGTCCTCGCCGCCACGGCCGGCGCCAGCGCCAGCCTGAACCGGGTGCCCGCATGATGCGCGCCCTGATGCTGATCGCCGCGGCGTTCGTCGCCACCCCGGCCGCTGCCCAAGTCGCCAAGGACGTCCGCGCGCCCGGCGGCTTCGCGCCGATGCAGGCACCGTGCGTCCGCTTGGGCAACGGCGCTTGCGAACCGGTCACCGCGACGGCGCCGATGCCGGTCACCACGCGCGCCGAAACCTTCAGCCTGGCGATCAACAATCTCGTTGCGCCCCCGGCCGCGCTCTGGGGCGGCAACTATGTGCTGGCGCAATCCTGCACCGGCTATGGATCGGTCACCCTGCGCTATCGCGGATCGGACGGCGTCACCATGGTGGCGATGGTCACCAAGACCGCAGCGGACACGGGCGGCGGGACGCTCGTCGCCTTCGGCACCAACGCGATCGTCGACGTCGCGCTGTCCGGCGCGGCGGGCTGCAACGTCACTCTGTCTCGGATCCCCTGACCATGAAGAAGATCCTGGCGGCGCTGGTCGCTTTCCTCCTGGCCGTCCCGGCCGCTGCGCAGATCCTGGGTGGTCCCCCGGCCGCCTATGGCGCGGGGCAACCGGCCGGAACTCCGACCCTCCCCGCCTGGTCATTCGGACAGTCGAATTTCCATACGGTCGGGGCCGATCTCTACCGGATGGCCGCGTCCGACGCGAACCGATTGACCGAGCTGTCCGACCTGTATCTGCCCCCGCAACCGGCGGGGATGCGTCTGGTCTTCGTCAATTTCGGCCTCGATCCCAACAGCCGGGCACCTGGCGCGGCGCGCGAGCTGAAGCCGGGCAACACCAACACCCTCGACTATGTTGTCGGCTTCACCGGTGCGAACGGCACCGGCACCCGTGTCGTCGTGACCTTTGGCGGTGTTGGTAGTGTGGTGATGGGCGATGGCGGTTTCGCGATCAGCGATCCCTTGCCCACCGCCTGGCCAGGCGGATGGGTGCGCAGCTCGATCACCACCGCGATGGGCGCGGCGCGGCCGCGTGGGTTCACCAGCATGGGACAGCTTGGTGAATATCGCCGTCACCTGGCAGCCCCCAACGCCACCTATGCGGCGGGTGGATCGATCGCCAGCGTCGGTCTGACTGCCAACACGACCAACGGCTATTCGCCTATCGCGGTCCTGGTCCCTTGGACGCGCCAGGCGTCGGTCCTCGAGATCGGTGACAGCATCACGCAACAGGACGATCTCATCCAGCTCGCCAGCGCGCGCGGCATGATCGGCGGGATCACGCGCGGGCTCGATGACGACGGCGGGCCAGGGCGGTTTGGTGTCGGCAATTTCGGGCACCACGGCTCGCAGATGGCGGACTTCACCGACCTGACCGATGGCCGGTTCGGGCTCCGCTACAAGCTGCTCGCCTATATCCGCAACACGCTGAACGGCGGTCAGGTGTGGCCCTTCTCGACGATCTGGAGCCAGGGCCTCCGCAACGATTTCTCCGCCATGTCCTATGCGGACGGGACCGACCCGGCCGTGGCGGTCGCGGACATGCAGACGCGCGCCCTCGCCTGGTGGCGCTTCCTGGCACAAACTTTTCCCGGCGTGCCGATCATCCAGTCGACCGTCACCCCGCGAACTTCAGACGCCACCCAGGCGCGCACCTCGCTCGCCTCGCAGACCGGCAACGGTCTGACAAGCCAGGCCCCGCTTCAGACGTTCAACACCTGGCTGATGACCCAGCCTGCGCCGCTGGCGCTGGCGGTCGACCTGCGCCCCGCCTATCAGGCCCCCGACGACGGGAGCGGCGTCCCGAAATGGAAACTGACGCCCCTCGCCTCCGCTGGCGGCGGGACACTGGTCGCAGCGGTCGCAAGCGGGACCGATATCAGCGGCGCCGGGATCCGCATCACGTCCAGCGTCCCGCCGCAGAGCGGCAATTACCTGGTCTTCGAACCGGGCTCCCCCAATATGGAGGTCGGGCCGCAAATCGGCACGTCGATCGTCAATAACGGTGACGGCTCCTACACGCTGAAACCGCCAGCCTATTACGCGACGAAACGGGCGCACGCGGCCGGGACGATCGTGTCCTCGACCAATAGCGGCGATGGCACCCACCCCGGATCCGGCGCGCAACAGGCCGCAGCGGCGCCCGTAATCGCGGTGAAGCCCCTGACCCCGTTCCTCCGCGCCATCGATGCCGCGCCCCTGACCAACGTGCGGCCGTAATGCGCAAGGTCGACTCGCTGCGCGATCTGCTCGTCCGCGCCGTGCCGTCCCTGGCGGCCGATCCCGCCAAGCTCGCGATCTTCGTCGATCGCGGGCGGATCGGGGTGCGGGCCGGAAACCTGTCCTTCGAATATCGCTTCACCCTCAACCTGGTGATCGAGGATTATGCGGGGGACCAGGACGCGGTGATCGTGCCGATCATCGCTTGGATCGCCGATAACCAGCCCGAATTGCTCCAGCGCCAGGACAGCGAGCCGTTCGGTTTCGAAAGCGAGTGGCTGGCCAAGGATCTGCACGACCTGTCGATCACCATCGACCTGACCGAGCGGGTGCGCGTCACGCGGGTGGCGGGCGGCGTGACCATCGAGCACTTGGCGGAGCAGCTGCCCCCCGACCACTTTCCCGGCGCCGAGGATGCGCGCCTGTGGACCGGCCTGGCGGACGACCTGGTCGCGGGCACGACGGCGATCGTCGCCAGCCGGTCATGAGCGACGACTTCGCCCCCATCGAGGCGCTGGCGGGCAACCTCCTGCAAAGCCTGTCCGGCGCTGATCGCCGCGCCCTGCTCCGCAAACTGGCACGCGCGCTGCGCGCAACCCAGTCGGAGCGGATCGGCCGCCAACAGAACTACGACGGATCCGCGTTCGAGGCCCGCCGCCCGCGCCGCGAACTGCGCCCCGGCAACTATGCGGTGAAGTTTCTCTACCCCAAGGGGGACGCCAACCCCCGCGCCGTCTTCATGAAATCCTGGGTGCGCCAGGGCCCCCTCCTGACCGGTTATGATGCCGAGGTGGGCGCGATCCGCTCGTTTTTCTGGGACAAGGTCGACCGCTGGCTCCCCGTCGAGCCCGAGGATCAGAACAAGAATGCCGGTCGCCTCCGCCGTCGCGGCAATCTGCGCCGCCAGGCGATGTTTCGCAAGCTGCGGTCCGCCCGCTTCCTACGCTCCGGCGGGACCGATACCGAGGCGTGGATCGGCTTCACCGGCCGCGCCTCGGTCGTCGCATCGATCCACCAGGACGGCGCCATGGATGCACCCAAGCAGGGCGGCCGCCAGATCCGCTACGCGCAGCGCGGTCTGCTCGGGCTGACCGAACGCGAACGCACGCTGGCGCTGGACATGCTGCTCGACCATGTGGCCCCTCGCTGATCTTGTAGAGAGCATCTCTACAAGAGAAGGGGGTCGCCAGCCCTTGGCGCCGCAAACGACATGGTCGCCACCATGGCCGCCACCTCAACCACCATCGACCTGTCGCGGCTGACGCCGCCCGAGCTGGTCGAACAGCTCGATTTCGAGGCGATCGTCGCGGCGATGGTCGCGGATGTGCAGAGGCTGCTCCCCACCTTCGACGCCACGATCGACAGCGATCCGGCGGTCAAAGTCCTTCAGGTGGCTGCATATCGCGAACTGCTGCTGCGCCGCCAGTTTCAGGACGCCGCGCTGCAACTGTTCGTCGCCTATGCGGGCGGCGGCAACCTCGATCACCTTGGCGCGCTGGTCGGGGTCGTGCGCCTGACCATCACGCCCGCCGATCCGGTGACCGGGGCTGCGGCGGTGATGGAGGGCGATGACGATTTCCGCCAGCGTATCGTCCTGGCCCCCGAACGCTTCTCCACCGCCGGGCCCGAACTTGCCTATGTCGCGCTTGCAAAGGGCGCGACCGGTGACGTGCTGGACGCCAGCGCGACGACACCCGCGCGTGGCGAGGTGCTGGTGTCCGTGCTGTCGCGGACCGGCGATGGCACCGCGCCCGCCGCCTCGATCGCGGCGGTGACCGCCGCGACCAGCGCTAGGGACAAGCGGCCCTTGGGAGATGCGGTGACGGTCAAATCCGCTGGCATCGTCAAATTCGCGATCCGCGCCAGCCTGGTCACCTTTGCCGGGCCCGACCTGTCGGTCGTGCTGGCCTCCGCCCGCGCCAGGCTGGACGCCTACCTGGTCGAGAACCGCAAGATCGGCCGCACGATCACACGCTCGGGGATCAGCGCCGCGCTGACCGTCGCCGGCGTGCACCGCGTCGACCTGGAAAACCCCGCCGCTGACGTAATCTGCGATCGGACCCAAGCGGGCTGGTGCACCGGCATCGTGATCGATCATGGGGGCTATGCGTCGTGACGCTGCTACCCCCCAACGCGACCCCGCTGGAACGCGCGCTGGAGGCCGGTGTGTCGCGGATCAGCGCCATCGACACGCCCATCGACACGCTGCTCGATCCCGCCCGCATCGCTGCGCAGTGGCTCCCCTGGCTCGCCTGGGGGCTGTCGGTCGACGCCTGGGACAGCGGCTGGTCGGAAGCGACCAAGCGCCAGGCTGTGTCGGAGTCGATCGCGCTCCACCGGATGAAGGGCACCCGCGGGTCGGTCGACCTGATCCTGTCGCGCATCGACGGGCTGTCGCGCGTGATCGAATGGCACGAGGATCGCGACCGCCTGCTGCCCGGCACCTTCGAGATCGAGATCCCGCTTGTCACCCAGGCCGGGGCGGCGGGCGGCGCGCGGGCGCAGGCCGCTATCGTCGACGACATCATCACGGCGGTTGAGCGGGTGAAGCCGCTGCGCGAACACCTGACGGTCGTGCAGGCCCTGACCCTGTCGGGTGGTGTCGCGGTGCAGTGCCACGCCCGCATGGCGGCCTACCGCCGCGATGACGCCGCCCTGGTCAATGACACCTCCCCCGCCTGGGACTTCTACCTTCAGACCGAGCTTGGCGAGCCGATGCAGGCTGAAACCGGCTCCATCCTGGACACCGCCGCATGATCCCGCTGACCCTGACCATCACCCGTGCCGGTATGGCGAAATTCACTGCGGCGCAGCTGACCGCCGGGCTCGACCTGACGATCGCGGCGGTGGGCCTGACCGACCGGCCGATCGTCGCCGCCCCGACGCTGGAGGCGCTGCCTGGCGAATTTCGCCGTATTACCATGGTGTCGGGCAAGCAGGTGGGCGATGCGGTCGTTCACCTGACGATGCGCGACGACGCCGAGGTCGGCTATACCGCCTATGGCTTTGGCCTGTTCCTGGCGGACGGCACCCTGTTCGCGGCCTATGGCCAGAACGAGGCGCTGTTCCAGAAATCGCCACGTGCGACCTTCCTGTCCGCGATCGATATCGCCTTTCCCACCGGCGATATTACCCGGCTGACGTTCGGCAACACCGACTTCCTCAACCCACCCGCCACGACCGATGTGAAGGGTGTCGTCGAGCTGGCGACCGAAGCAGAGGCGATCACCGGCACCGACATGCAGCGGCCTGCGCCGGTGGGCGTGACGACCAAGCTGCTGAAGGCGACCGATACCGCGCTCAGAACGCTGATCGCCGGTATCACTACGTCGATCGGGTCTATGGCCACCGCGATCGGCGTGGAGATCGATACGCTGGCGGGAAAGACGTTGTCCGGTGGCGGCCTGGTCACGGGCGGCGGCCGCAATGACATCGACCGGACGGTGACCGTCGATGCGGCCACCGCCGAGCATGTCCGCACCGGAACATCGGAAACCCGCGCCGTCACCCCGAAAGCGCTGGCGGAAGCGAAGATGCTGTACGTCGTCGACAGTGGTGAGGGCTACCGCGCGCTATCTGACGGGACGATCGAGCAATGGGGCCAGGCCCCGGCGCGCGGCACCGAGGGCGCGTTCAGCCTGAACTTTCCGCGTCCCTTCACGACCGAATGCGCCGGGGTCTTCACGACCGCGATCAACCGGGGCGGCGCGGTCGACGGTCAGACGACGATTCAGGAAGTCGCTCTATTTGCCGACCGGGCCGACCTGTTCCTGCAAAACCACCAATCGACGAACAACGACGCGATCGGCTTTCGCTGGCGCGCGTGGGGGCGCTAAATGGCCAAGATCACCGACCTGCCTGTGACCGTTGCGCTGACCGGGGCGGAAATGCTCCCCATCGTCCAGCTAGGCTCGACCAAGCGCGCGACGCTGGCGTCGTTCCGTGACCTGATCGTCCCGTTTCTCCAATATTGGTACAAGGGGGAACAGGGCGATACCGGCCCGGCCAACAACACCTATCGCACGATCGCTGCGCTGGCCGCATCGCCGATTTCGCAGCGCTCCGCCACGCTGGCGCCAGACGAAGACTCCGGCCTGACCGGCGCGACCTACACCTGGAAGGCGGGCGATTATCGCGGCCGCAATGATGTGATCGCCTCCGACGCCGTCCCGGTCAGTCAGGGCGCATGGGTGCTGCCGGACGGTCGCGGCCTGCTGTCGAAGCTGAAGGCGGCGGGATCGGTCTTCCTGACCCAGGAGGAAATCAACGCCGAGCGGATTTCGGTCAAGCGTTTTGGGGCAAAGGGTGACGGCACGGCCGACGACATCGCCGCGATCCAGCGCGCGATCGATTGGGCCTGGACGGCGGGCGGTGGCACCATCGAGCTGCCGACCGGCGTCTACAAGATCACCTCCTCCATCAAGTTGCGCGGCAACGTCACTTTGGTTGGTCACGGTCCGTTTTCCCGCGTGATCGCCAATGGCTGCGATGCGATCTCGGTGCTGGCCTCCGACGAGATCGGCCCCCGCCGGATCTGCAATCTCTGGCTTCAGGGCCACGGCAGCGACGCCTTTGCCGCCATCAATACCGAGGTTGATTTCCCCGCCCGTGTGCAGGGCCTGGTCATCGAGAACGTCTATCTGTCGTTCTTTGGAGTGGGCGTTCGCGCCAAGGGTCTGTGGCACGCGACCATTCGCACCGCGACGATCAACCAGGTGCATAAGGGCTTCGTGTTCTACGGTCGCAACGTCAAGGTCGCGATCGACGATTGCCGCGTCACCAATGGCGGGGCGGTGACCGGGGACGGTCCCTCGATGGGCATTCAGGTCGGCAACGACGAACCGGGTTTCCGCCCGGAGGAAATCCACGTCACCAAGACGCTGTTCTACAATTTCGCGCGCGGTGCATATTGGCGCAACTGTCTGTTCGGATCGCTCACCTATTGCGGCCTGGACTATTGCACCGAGTCCGCGATCCACTTCGTCACGGCCGACGGTGGCACCACCTTCAGCCACAATTGGGGGCAGATCGATAACGACGGCGCGATGGTGCGCGGCGTTTATGGAGAGGCGTTGGGCACCACCCCCGCGATCGACAATATCGAGATCGCCAACAACCGCCTGCGCGCGACCACCGTCCAGACCAAGCCGGGTGAAATCCGCTCGGTCGGTGTCGATATCGGCAACCGACAGGCCAATATCCGCCTGACGGGCAATTCGATGCAGGGCGCGTTTCAGGTCGGGATGCGCCTGGACGGCGCGGAACGCACCCACGCTCGCGAGAATACGGCGGATGCGGGGCTGATCCAATTCAACTGTCGCGGTGGTTCGATCAAGGACAACCATTTCGACGGGGGGATGACCCTCTCGAACAATGTTGGCGTCAGCTACGGCGGCAATTCCGGCCTCCACACGACGGAAATCATCGGCAGTGTCGATATCCCGGCCGGACAGACCAGCGTGACCATCACCTATCTGTCACTCAACAAGCCGGACCTCCCGCAGGGCGGCATCCTGGTCAGCTGCACTGCGGCCGATCGCGGCTTCGTGGGCCATGCCTGGGTCGCCTTTGCGCCCACCCGCACCGGCCTGACCGTCACCGTTCCCGCCGCGCTGGGCGCGCTCAGCACGATCGATTTCCATTTGAGGATCTATTCATGACCGCTCTGACCCAGGCTCTTGCCGAGCTGCGCGCCCTTCGCGACCATGTCGCCGAACTGAACGCCCAATATGTCGCCAAGGGGTTTTCCATGGCCCGCGAAACACAACAGCGCTTAAGCAGCGCTAATGCCCATATTGCAAACGGAGTAAACTTTGCGGGCTCTGCCGAACAGGCTTCAGCCTGGATCGTTGAGGCTGTAGAAATGTGTGCAATGTTGCGTATCGAAGCTGGAGACGTCGCTCAAAACTCGGTCGTCGAAACCTAGGGGGCTTAAAGTATGACAATTAAAATCTTAGTGGGGGTCCATCCCACTGAAATAGAAATCGTCGTCACACCTAAGATGATCGCAGCGGGCTTGAGCGAGCTAAAGGAACGCAATTTCCGCGACGATATTCCATGGATACTTGAATGTGTGTTCAGAGCTATGGCGTACGAAAGCCCTCAGCTTCATCCAAAAGTCTAGCGAGGTATTCAAAAGCTAAAGAGGCAACTATAAGCGGATCATATCCATCTATTTTTCTATTCAAATGTACTGATGGTGGATTAAAAATATTTTTGCTCCGATCCTTAACAGTCACGAGAACCGCACGAGGTGGTATTTTTTCCGATTTAATTGGCATTTTGTCTAAAGATTTCAATTTTGGAACTATTAAACCTTCGACATCTTCATGAACACGTATCGCTACGCCACAATCTATGAATACGTTTCCGTTCGCATCCTGGACGTGCTGGCTGAAGCCTTTTTCTGCTACTCCAAAAAGAGAATGACCTTTCTCTAACTTGGTAACAGACTCTATTCCATGTTCATCATCATTGCGAGCTTCGGAAATGTACCTAAGTAATTCATCCGACCTTCTCTCTTGGTTCTTTTTTCCAAACCATTGCCTTGCCTGTGGAGTGGCTTTGGCCCCCTGCTCTAGGGTAGTATAAATTCCCTTTGCAGCATGTAAGAACATATACCATTGATCTGTGGTATCCTGAAACGAAGCTGCTTCTTGGAGACCTTTCAACGACTGCTTTACGATGCGAAGCCGCTGTGATGCTTTATCTAAGGCTTGTTTGTGCATGGCTAGACCCTGAACAACGTGCTTAGCAGTATGCTGAGCGCTTCGTGACAGCCGCATGGGAAGCAGCTAAAGTCAAGCAGATGTGGAGCTGAGAGAAGGGATGGTGCGAAGCACCCGGGATCGCGATCTAAGCCTGCCTATTGCCATTCGGTACGTGAAGATGAGCGGTCGTAAAATGTGGTACACTGAAGGCCGGATAGGCTCGGTTACTCTTGTAGAGCCGCTCTCTACAAGAGCATCCTCTCGCGTCATAGCGGCCAGCGCGCATGATCGCCACTATGGTCGATCCCGCCGATATCCAACGCCTTGTGGGCGATCTTTTTCGCGAAGGGCTGGTTGAGTCTGTCGATTATGCGGCGGGCACCTGCACTGTCGAATTTGCGGATGATCTGACCACCGGCGATATTCCCTTTCTCAGCCCACGCATGGGCGGGGTGCGGATTTGGCTCCCGCCCTCCATCGGTGAACAAGTCCTGGTTGCCGCGCCCGAGGGCGATGCCGCGCGTGGCCTGGTCATCGGCAGCCTGGCCAGCGACGCCCGCCCTCACATCGGCCGGACCCAAGGCGTGCTGGTCGACTTCGGTGATGGCGCAATGTTTGGCTATGATCCAGTCGAGCACAGCCTCACCATTGCGCTTCCATCCGACGGCAAGGCGGCGATCCTCGCGGACGGTGGGCTGTCGATCAAGGGCCCCGTCACGATCGACGGCCCCGTCGACGTGACCGGCAAGCTGACCGCCAGCGAGGATGTTGTTGGCGGCGGCAAGAGCCTGAAGAACCACCTTCATACGAAGGTCCAGGCGGGCGCCGCCATCTCCGGTCCGCCGCAATGATCGGCATGAACCGCACCACCGGCCGCCCTTTGTCCGGCGTCGACCACCTGGTCCAGTCGATCGACGATCGCCTGTCGACGCCGCTCGGCTCCCGCGTCGGTCGCCGTGATTATGGCAGTTTGGTGCCGGAACAACTGGACCAGCCGAACAACCCGCTCGGACGGTTGCGCGTTATCGCGGCGGCCGCCCTGGCGCTGCTCCGCGAACCACGCGCGCGGATCCGCCGCATCACCCTGGCGCCCGGCGAGGACAGCCATGCGGCCGTGCTGACGATCACCGGCAACCGGACCGACGTCGCAGGCAACCCCGCCTTCATCGCCACCTCGACCATCCGCGCGCTGTCCGCGCTTTCGCAAAGGGCCCCCTCATGAGTTTTCTGCACGGCATCAACGTTCGCGAGGTGACCCGCCAGCCGCGCGGCCTGGCCACCGTCGCCACCGCCGTCATCGGCCTGGTCGCAACCGCGCCTGCGGCCGATGCCACCGCCTTCCCGCTGGATACGGCGGTGAAGGTGACCAACGTCCAGGACGCGATCGCGAAGGCGGGCGCGACCGGCACTCTCCTGCCCGCGCTGCGCGCGATCGCCGGACAGGTCGACACGACGATCGTCGTCGTTCGTGTCGCGCCGGGCGGGACCGACGCTGCCACCACGGCCGCGATCATCGGCACCGATGTGGCGGGCGTGAAGTCCGGGATGCAGGCCCTGTTGACCGCCCCGGCCCAGCTCAACGTCCAGCCCCGAATCCTCGGTGCCCCCGGCTTGGAGTCGGAGGCGGTGACCAAGGCCCTTGTCGCTGTTGGCAAGAAGATGCGCGCCCGCGTCTATGCCAAGGCGCTGGGCCTCGATCGCGGCGCGGCCATCGCCCACCGCGCGCTGTTCCCCGATGCGCGCGAACTGACCTTGCTGTGGCCCGGCGTCACCGCGCCTTACGGCGCAAACGGCGCATCGATCGCGGTCCCCGTCGCGGCCGTCGCCATGGGCGCCCGCGCCGCGATCGACGCGGCCCAGGGCTGGCACAAGACGCTGTCCAACGTCGCGCTCAACGATCTCGACGGCCTGACCGACGACGTCACCTTCGACCTGCAGGACGAAACCTGTGACGCCAACGTCCTGAACGCCTCCGAGCTGGTCACGGTGGTCCGCATCGCCGGATCGCTGCGCTTCTGGGGCAACCGCACCTGCGCCGTGAAGGACAGCGATTTCGCGTTCGAAGGCGCGGTTCGCACCGCGCAGATCCTGGCGGACAGCATCGCGATCGGCCTGGTCTGGGCCCTCGACAAGCCGCTGGTCCCCTCGCTGGTCAAGGACATCGTCGAACAGGTCAATGAGCTGTTCCGTGTCGAAAAGCGCGCCGGGCGGATTTTGGGGGCCGTCGCCAGCTTCGACGGCGCCAAGAACCCGGTCGACGCGCTGAAGGCCGGAAAGCTGACCATCGGCTTCCGCTACACCCCCGTCCCGCCGCTCGAAAACCTCGGGATCGAGCAGGAGATCACGACGGAATTCCTCCTCGACTTCGCGACCCTGTCGGTCGCGGCCTGACCCTCACCGTAAAGGACTGATCCGATGGCGTTCCCGCCGAAGCTCAAGCAGCTCATGATGTTCAACGAAGGCGAAGCATTCGTCGGGGAGACTGTGTCTATCACCCCGCCGAAGCTCGTCCGCAAGCTGGAAGATTACCGGGCGGGCGGCATGGACCGCCCGATCAAGATCGACATGGGTGGCGAGGCGCTGGAGATGGAGGCCGTCTATGGCGGCCCCCTGCGCAAGGTCATCCGCCAGTATGGCATGTTGTCGGTGGGCGGCGTCTACCAGCGCTTTGTCGGCTCCTATCAGGATGATGCGGCGGGCACCTTCCACAAGATCGAGATGGTCACGCGCGGCCGTCACGAGGAAATCGACCTCGGAGAATGGAAGCCCGGCTCCGACACCGAATTCAAGGTGAAGAGCCAGCTCAGCTTCCTGTCGGTCACCATGGATGACGAGGAGCTTTGCTACATCGACGTCCTCGGGATGATTTCCCGCGTCGGGGGCGTCGACCAGATGGAGGCGCATCGCGCCGCATTCGGTCTGTCCTGACCGTCGCCTGATCCTTTTCCGGGGCGGGCAGCAATAGCGGCCCGCCCCATAACGACCGGACCCATCTCATGACCGCACGCAAGACCGAAACCATCACGCTCGAAAATGATGCGATCGGCGACGATGACAAGGTGCTGATGCCCGCTGGCACCGAAATTACGATACGCCGCCCGCTTGGCGGGGCGCTTCGCGGCGCCAACCTGGGTGGTCTGGTCCGCATGGACTATGACCAGATCGCCCTGGTCGCGCCGCGTGTCACCACCCCCGCTCTGATCCCGCACATCTTTGCCGCGCTCGACCCGGCCGATGTGACCCAGATCGCCGGGGAGATCGCAAATTTCTGTCTGACGAATGCGGCGCGGGCGGCGCTCTTCCCCTCTTCGTAGAGGACGCGATGGCGGACATCGCATTCGTCTTTCACTGGCCACCCCAGGCGATGGACCGCCTTTCCGTCGCCGAATTGATGGCCTGGCGCCACCAGGCCGCCCGCCGTCACGACCCGGAGCGTCATGGATCGTAACCTTCGCCTCCGCCTGCTGATCGAAGCGGGTGACCGCGCCACCCGGCCGCTGCGCGATATCGCGGGCGGGTCGCGCGCCGCTGCCCAGGCGCTCGGCACGACCCGCGACCGGCTGAAGGCGCTGGAACGCGCGCAATCCGATATTGCCGGGTTTCGCGCGCTGAAGATGGGACTGCGCTCGACCGAAGCCGAATTGCAGGGCGCACGCCAGCGGGTGACCGAGCTGGGCCGCGCCATGGGGCAGACCCAGAACCCCACCCGCGCCATGACCCGTGATTTCCAGCGCGCCAAGCAGGAAGCGGAGCGGCTGGAACGCCAGCACGCACAGGAAACCCGCCAGCTTGGCGAGCTGCGCACCCGCCTGCGCGAGGCCGGGATCGCCACCACCGACCTGGCGCGCCACGAACGCGAGCTGCGCCGCCAGGTCGACGGGACCAACCAGGAACTGACCGAGCAGGAACGCCGCCTCGAGCGCGCGGCCGATCGCGAACGTCGCATGGCGGCGGGCCGCGCCCGCTTCTCCCGCGCGCAAGGGATCGCCACCGGCATGGCGGCGGGCGGTGCCGCCGCGATCGGCACCGGCATGGCGATGGCCGCGCCGATCATCGCCGGGGTAAAGGCCGCGCAGGAATACGAATCGACCATGACCGACATCGGTCAGAAGGCCGATCTGTCGCGGACTAAGACCGAGGCACTGGGCAAGAGCCTGTTGATCGCCGCCCGCGCCGCCAACCAGATGCCCGCCGATATGCAGGCCGGTGTCGACGCGCTGGCGGGCATGGGTGCCAGCGTCCCCGACGCGGTCGCCATGATGCGCCCGATCGGCCGCGCCGCGACCGCGTACAAGGCCGAGATCGCCGATCTGTCCAACGCCAGCTTTGCCGCCACCGACAATCTGAAGGTCCCCGTCGCACAGACGCAGCGGGTGATCGACATCATGGCCAAGGCAGGCAAAGCGGGCGCGTTCGAGATCAAGGATATGGCGGGGGTCTTCCCCTCGCTGACCGCATCGTACCAGGCGCTCGGGCAAACCGGCACCGGCGCCGTCGCGGATCTTGCGGCCGGGCTTCAGATCGCGCGGAAAGGTGCTGGCGATAGTGCCAGCGCGGGCACCAACCTGGCCAACGTCCTTCAGAAGATTTCCTCCCCCGCCACCACCAAGGCGTTCGAGAAGATGGGTGTCGACCTGCCCAACGCCCTGAAAAAAGCCTATAAGGAGGGCAAGACCCCGCTCGAGGCGATTGCCGAGATCACCAACAAGACGCTGAAAGGCGATCTGGGCAAGCTCGGCTATCTGTTCGAGGACAGCCAAGTCCAACAGGGCCTGCGCCCGCTGATCCAGAATATGGCGCTGTTCCGCCAGATCCGCAGCGACGCGATGAAGTCGGACGGGACCACCGACCGCGACTTTGCCGAACGCATGAAGGACTCTGCAGAACAGAGCAAAGCCCTCTCGACCAACGCCGCCACCCTGGCGGTGACGCTGGGTGCGCAGCTGCTGCCCACCGTCAACGCGGGGCTGTCCAAGCTCAACGCCTTCGCCACCTGGATCGGCGATGCAGCCCGCCGTCACCCCACCCTGACCAAGGCGCTGGCGATCGGCGCCGCCACCTTCGCCACCCTGTTCCTGGTCCTGGGGGGCGGCGCGATCGTCATCGCCGGGCTGGTCGCGCCCTTTGCCGCCTTGAGCTTCGCGGCCGGGGCGCTGGGCATCGGCCTGTTGCCGGTGATCGGCATCGCGGTGGGCGTCGTCGCCGGCGTCACCGCGATCGGCGCGGCGGTCTATCTGCTCTACAGAAATTGGGACGCGATCTGGGGAGAGATCCGCGCGGCCGCTGCGGGCGGGATCGGCGGCATCTCCGCCCTGCTGCTAAACTTCAGCCCGGCCGGGCTGCTCTGGCGCGGCGTTTCCGCGCTGTTCGGGCTGATGGGCGTCACCGTCCCCGCCCGCCTGACCGATGCCGGGCGCTGGATGATCCAGGGGCTGATGAACGGGATGACCGAGAAACTGGCGGCGCTGAAGGCGCTGGTCATCGGCGCCGGGACCAATATCGCCAACTGGTTCCGCCGCACGCTGGGAATCCACTCCCCCAGTCGCGTCTTCGCAGGGTTCGGTGGCAACATCGTCGACGGCCTAACGCTGGGGATCGCCGCGCAGGAATCGGAACCGGTCAAGCGCATGGACGGCCTTTCGCGCCGCCTGTCCGCCGCGATCGTCACCGGGTCCGCCCTGCCCGCCATGGCCATGGCCGCGCCAGGACCGGGCGGCGCTGGCGGCCCTACCACCGCGCCGATCGCCACGCCTGCCCCGATCACCATCCAGATTTACGGCGCGCCTGGCCAAAGCGAAACGACGATCGCGGATCTGGTCGCGCGCAAGTTGCGCGAGCTGGGCATCGGCGCGCCGGTGGCGGGCTCCCCGACCTTCGCTGACCGGCCGGATTGGGAGTAAAGACCGATGCTGTTAGCCCTCGGCATGTTCGCCTTCGGCATCGACACGCTGGCCTTCGACGAAATCCAGCGCAAGTCGAGCTGGCGCCACGCGACCGCCACCCGCATCGGCGCCCGCGACGCCACCCAATTCACCGGCCCCGGTGACGAGACGATCTCGCTCCCCGGCTCCGTCTTTACCGAGATCGCCGATGGCGAGGTTTCGCTGGACGAGATCCGCCGCATGGCGAACACCGGCGATGCCTGGCCACTCGTCGACGGCCGGGGCTATGTTTACGGCGCGTTCGTCATCACCACCCTGACCGAGGCCAAGAAGCATTTGTGGCCCGACGGCGCCCCCCGCCAGATCGATTTCACGATCGAGCTGCTGCGCGTCGACGAGGATGACGCATGATCCAGCCGATCCCAGACTACCGCGTCACCGTCGACGGCCGCGACATCACCAGCATCATCGGCGGCCGTGTCACCCTGTCCGGCGGCCGCACCCGCCCGCGCCTGATCTCCATGGGGATTGCCGAAAAGCGTGGCGAGGAAGCCGACACCTTCGACCTGGTCCTGGACGACAGCGACGATGCGCTCGACCTGCCCCCCACCGGCGCGAAGATCCGCGTCTCGCTCGGCTGGCGTCAGGGCAGCGGCGTGACCATCGGCCTGGTCGACAAGGGAGAGTTTCATGTCGAGACGGTCGCACATGGCGGCTCCCCCCCGGCGCTGACCATCCGCGCCAAGGCGGCGGACTTCACCGCCGGGCTGAAGCAGCGGCGCGAGAAAGGCCACAATGCCACTACCTTAGGCGGCATCGTGGCGGACATCGCCGGGCGTCATGGCCTGAAGCCCCGCTGCGCGGCCGCGCTGGCGTCGATCGCTGTGCAGGCGAAGGCACAGAGCCGGGAAAGCGACCTGGCCTTCCTACGCCGCTTGGGCCGCGAATATGACGCGGTGGCGACGGTCAAGGCGGGCGCGCTGATCTTCAAACCCGTGGGCGATGGCAAATCCCCCTCCGGTGCCGCCCTCCCCTCCGTCACGATCGTCCGGTCTTCGGGGGACGCCCATCAATTCGACCGCCAGAAACGCGACGACAGCGAGGGGGTGCAAGCGACCTGGCACAACCGTGCCAGCGGAAAGCGTGAGACATTCGTGTCCGGCAAGCCCGAGGGCGCCCGCAGCCTGTCCCGCGTCTACGCGACCGAGGACGCCGCCCGCCAAGCCGCAACCGCCGCCCATGGCCGTGCCGCACGCGAGCCGGTCAGCTTCTCAATCAACCTGGCACTGGGTCGCGCCGATCTCGGGCCCGAGCAAAAGGTCAAGGTCAGCGGGTTTAAACGCCAGATTGACGGGATCGACTGGATTGTGAACGAGGTTTCACATAGCCTCAGCGATCAGGGTTTTACTTCGGCTATCAAGCTTGAAAAGCGCACATCGGTCAATACCTATTAATCCAAACTACCTTCTTCCATTAGAATTGGATAACCTAAGCTCTGTAACTTATGTACTGCGTGATTATAAACATGAGAAACCGAGGAATTTCTTGTAACAACTAACGTTAATTGCGATCTAATTTTATTTATTTTTGCGACATTAACTCCGGCAACTCCTTCTATTGACCCAAGAGATTTTAGTGCTTCTTGGTTTGGATAGCCTTCTATTATAAGAGATATAGTTTCATTCATCGATGTTCGACCAATCCCCCTTCTAACCGTTTCTCCCAAAACCACATTAGAAGGAGACTGACTTAAATTTTTCGGTATTACTTCTTCGAAACTACGAATAGTCAGATTCGAAAGTCGTGACATATTCCTCTGTATATCAATTATACTTTTCGCCATCTCCTGAATATCAATATCTTGGTCTTCCAACTTGGAAACTTTAATGTTTCCAAATTGTTGGAGATACCCTCTATATCCCCTTCGACCCGAGGCTTCTACAGCACCAGAAATCGCAAGTGATAGTTCTGCTTTAAATCTTTTTATATCCGCAAATCTTAATGTCCGCGGATAGAGTAAATGTTTAACTGGCGATATATCAAAACTAAATGGCGTATCATCGTCAATGATGATAACCACGGGCCTTTCGAAGGCCATCCTCATACCAAGCTCGAACATTACGTTCGGATTTCGGCCAGATACGTCTGCAACGACTATATCATTATTATAAATGTTTGAAACTATATCAGACAGTATAACTCCTCCCGCCTCGTTTTCGCTAACAAGACGGGCAACGAAGCCAGCATCGATCGAAGCCTCGCATATGATTTCGTGAACATCTTCCCAATGAGAGCTCGGATAGTCGTTCATTGCTGCAATTGGTCGCACGATACCGCATATCTTTTGATTTTCAGCAGCTTCTGAATTGCTTGTAGCAGTGTCAGTCATGACCGCCCTCCGCGCGAATGATGCAGCATCGCCGCTTCGACCTGGTCGCGCAGGCGATACACGTCCTGCGGATCGCGGTTTTCATAGGCCTGCTGCTCTGATGCCGAGGTGATCAGGAACAACTGATAGGTCACACGCTTGGAAAGCTTCCATGCGTACCAGGTCCCAGCACCAAACATCAGGACGAAGATTAAGAACGGCGGAAACGTGATCGACGCTAGAAGCATCACAACCGTTATGAAACCTAAGATCGCTATAGCACAGCCGCCGTTCTTCGACTGCATCTCGCGCACCTCGACGCTGGTGATCTTGTTGATCGCATAGCTCTTGGCGCCAAATCGCGCGAAATCATTGTCGATCGAAACAGACATACCCACCCCCATAGTTGAACCAGCTTCATGGTGCGATGCCCTGCATCCACCGCCCCGGTCAGCGCCAATTGCACCCATTTCGGTTGCAACCCTGACCCACCGCCATGAAACCGCAGAAATCCGCCACCCGTGCTAAATCATACCCCATTTAATCGGGATAGCGGCGCGCCAAAGTCGCCGCCAAGTGGCCGTTAATGCATGAAATTTCTGTCACGACCACGCGTACCGCGTCGATCCAGATAGCCGTCCATCATTTCACGACCGGCATCCAGCAATCGGACGATGTCGGTATCGTCGACATAGCCGGCCAGCCCCTTAGCGATCAGCCATCCGACATAGGGCCGGGCTATTTCACTCTCGACCTGCGCGGCGCGCAACAGCTCTTTGGTCGGCAATGCGGCACCCTCGGCATCCGCGATGTAGAGAGCCAGCAGCATATCCCAGGCGGGCTCGCCAAACCCGCCTTCCATGCCGGGAAAAGCGGCATCTCGATCGCGCCGCGAAATGAAGATTTCCGCCGCCAGCCGCTTGCGTTCCGCCCGGATCACGGACGGTCCCTCGTCAGATCGGCAGCGGCCGTCCGTCCAGCGTCTTCCAATCCGGCTCGATCACCCCGGCGGCGCGCCTGGTGCGATAGCGCCAGGTCCCGGCGACCGTCGCCAGCAGCATCGGATAGGCCCAGATCTGCAACTCGATCGCATAGCCAGTGGCGTGCATCGTCGGATCGACCAGCTTCGCCAGGTGCGCAACGATCGCCGCCAGTTGCCAGCCCGCGACCCACAAAGGCCAGTGCCTGGTCGACTTGGACGCCAGCACCGCCAGCGCCAGCAACAGCGTCAGATCGACGAGCGCTGATCCCACAGCCAAAGCCGAATAGGCGCGCCCATCGACCAGCCGGTGGACCAACTCGTCCGCCGCGAACGCCCCGAGCTGAAGCATCGCGGACGCCCGCTCGGGCGCGCCGCCCCGCGCCAGCGCATAGACGCCGGTCGCGAGCAGCACGCCGAGGAACAGAAACAGGCTCATGGCCTACTCCTTCGGGCCTGGTCGCGCACCGCGTCAACCCGGGTTGGTCAAGCCGCATCGGCCTGCACGACCGCCAGCTGACCGCCGGTGCGCATCGGCGCGACGGGATCGGCTTCGCGCGGCGTGTCGCCGTGATCGCCATAGGCGCGGGCGGGGACGGCCATGCCATCGGCGATATCGCGAAATCCGTAATGGGCAGTGTGCACCGCCTTGCGCGCCAGCATCAGCGTCTGTTGCGCAGTGACCACCTGGTCGATGGCGTCATGCCCCGAATGCAGCGGCAGGCGCGCCGCGCGGCGTCCCTCGATGGCAGCGGACGAAGCCTGTGCCAGCAGCACGAACGCTTCATCCAGCAACTTTTCGGCACGCATCAGGGGCAGGCCCACGGCCTGCGCCACACCGATCCGCGTTTCCATGCTCGACATATCGACCTCCCCGGCGGGGGAGGCCCCCGCGATTATCCTGTCAGTCGATCGAAGGCACGAAGCACGGGCTTCGCGACGGGTGGCAACCCGCTGCCCAACGCCATAGCCAGCGTCAGGGCGGCAAGCGACGCCACCGCGATCAGCCCGATCCGCCCCAGCGTCTGCAACAGCGTAAGCGTGTTGAGGCGCCTGCCTTCTCCCAAGGTGGGCCAGAACGGGGCTGCCCCGATCGACTGGTCAGGGGTTAGGGCTGCGGCGGTCGGGCCGGATACCCGTGCAGAATCGTACTGCGATTCCGCAGGGGGCACTTCTACGGGGGCGATATCCCGCCCATCCCCCTGCAATATCGGGGTTTCGCCAAAGACCAGCGCGGCCGCCTGGCGCCGATCGCGCGCACCGGTCAGCTCGATCGCCTCGGCAAGATACTTGTCGACCGTCGACTTGCTGAGGCCCAGCTGCGCCGCGATCTCCTTCGACGTGGCCCGGTGCGACCAGACCAGCCGCAGGCATTCGCGCTGGCGGGGAGACAGCGCGATCGGCGGGGTATCGCTCATGTCAGGCGAACTTCGATGACCGGGCGGGTCGTCCGCGACACCCCGGCGTGCGAGCGGGGCTGCTCACCCTGTGAGATCGCCTGTTCGGTCACCGTGAAGGTTCGTGATTCGCTGTGGCGAGATCTGCGGCGGCTCCTGATGACACCACAGGATGGTCCGTCTGCGTCTCCGTCACGGTCCGCAGATCTTGCAGAGACGACAGCGCAATGGGCAGCTTTTGTGCAAGCAGCCGAGCTTGCGATGCCCGCGATGCCTTCGGATCGAGGCCCGCCAACAGGCCTTCGAACATCGCGGTCAGGGCATCCACCGACCCAAGCTGTATAGGTAGAGTCACGCTTAGGATGGGCGATGGTAGGGGCTTGGGGATCGGATAATCCTCCCGCCCTTCTAGCAGCGCTTCCGCCCATTTAAACCAAACCGGCACCGCCTTGTGACGGCCGTTCTCAAATTGGGACACGTTCTGTTGCGCAAGAGATAGATCGAAACCACGCGTAGCAGCCGCCTGGTTGACCTTCTCAGCCAGAGTGGCAGCGGACCAACCACGCTCCTTGCGCGCACCTTTCAACCAGAGGCCTTTTTCGGTTACGTCATCCACAAGCACGGGCTACAAAAATTTGGTAGGTTGTTCCCCTACAAAGATGTTGTAGTTTGTTGTTATTCGTATTAACGCTGTTGTCATGAACGACGAACAGCTTCGAATCGCGATAGCCGCACGCGACGAGGCCCTCGAAAAATTCGAGGGTAACCAGTCCGCGTTCGAGCGGGAAACCGGCGTCAAGCAACAGACGCTTTCCTATTGGCTCAAGCACAATCGTCCCGTCAGTCCACAGTTTGCTCGTGGGGTCGCGAACGCTACCGGCATCCCCGCCTCGCGTCTTCGCCCCGACATCTATCCCGAACCCACCTCCTCCGTACTCCCAGGCAACGAGGTGGTAGAGGGCGGCGCGCCGATTGAGAACGGCAATCGGCGCGCCGAAATGCAGTGTGTTAAGTCATGAGCACACCGGCCCAGCATCCGGCCCCGTGGCCGCTGTTCGAAGTGACGGTCGGGGGCTACAGCCCCTTCATCGTCGCCGCCCGCACCCGCAGCGCCGCGCGTTATGCCAGCTTCCTCGACTGGACGGATGGCAAGTTTGGCGACTTCCTCCGCCGCGTCACGATCCGCAAGGTCCCCGCGACCGCCATCCGCATCGACCCATACGACTATGTCCGCCGCAACTACGGCCGCGACATACGCCACGGCACGCGGGTGGCGATCACCGGGGAAGGCGCTGGCCTGGAGGGTGCCAAGGGCACCGTCGTCCACCCCGGTAGCGACAGCACGGCGTACGCCCATGTCGTTCTGGACGGTGCCAAGCACGCCATGACCGTCCACCCCCTCAGCATCATCGTGGAGGTCGCATGACCCAGTCCCTGTTCATGCACGGCCTCGGCTATGCCAGCCTGATCGCGATCTTCTGCCTGGCGGGGGTGACGGCGGTCGCCACGATCGCCCGCTCGGTGCTCGGCAACACCGCCAAGATCTCCGCCGCCCTTCGCGGGCAATGGCACGTCGCCCACCACCAGGCCCCGCCCGTCCGCCCGCGCCCCCGCACCGTCGCGGTTATCATACCCGAAAGCACGAAGATGCGGGACGCGGCGTGACCCACCCCCGTGCACCCCTCACCTATGCCGATGCCGCCACCCGCGTTGCGGGCGTAATCGGCTGGGCCGGTGTCTGCTCGACCACCGGCCGGTCGCTGCGCGCGGTCCGCTACTGGTCAGACCCGGAATCCCAGACCGTCCCCACCATTGCCCAGGCCCAGGCCCTCGATGCCGCCTATATCGCGGCCGGTGGCCAGGGCGCACCCTTCCTGGACACCATGGAATTCCAGCTCGGGATCCAGGTGCAACGCCAGGAGGCGTGCACCCGCGCCCTGCTGGACGAGATCGCCACCGTAAGTCGCGAGGCTGGCGAGGCCATGGCGGCCGCGATCCGCGTCACCCAATCCAACGCCTCTCCGCTGGACGCCCTTCGCGCGTTCGCAGAGGCGGAACAGGCCGCCAGCGCGTTCGACGCGCTGATGCGCCGCCTGTCGAGTTTCCTGCCGTCCGATGTCAGCGGGCCGGGGAAAGACGGGGGTAACGTCCAGTGAAGAAGAGAATCGTCCGAATACCGGCCATCGCGTGCCCGCATTGCGGATCGCGGTCCATCACCCGCGACAGCGTCGAGATCGACCTGTTGACGCGTGAACTGCGCTGCAATTGCGAGAATGACGCCTGCGGCCACACCATGGTCGTCCAACTTGCGGTGATCCGCACCATCCGGCCCAGCAACACGCCGAACCCCAAGGTAATCCTGCCCGAGGGGCAGTGGCGCGCGCGCCCCGCCAACGACGACGAAAAGCTGCTGGCGCCGGTCAATGACAATGATGCCGATGCGGCAGAGGCCACCCCGCCCGGATGACGCCACCCTGATCCCAGCGGCCTGACCGCCCCTCCCCGACCCGTCTTTCCCAACCCGGCGATCCCCCTGTCGCCGGGAGCCCCATCGCTTTGCCTGAAAGGATCGCCTCCCATGCTGCATGTCGCGCTCCCGTCGATCGCCGCCTGTACGCCGCTGACACCCGACGCCTATCTGCAACTGCGCCGTACCGCCGCTGGCCTGTCGCGCGACGACGTAGCGCAGCGCATCGCCCACGGTCGCGAGGATGTCGGCATTGCGGCCCAGCTGGTCCGCTCGCTGGAAACCCCCGGCGTCCGCGCCCGGCTGACCGCCACCCTTGATCGGTTGCGCATCGTCTTCCCGTTCGACCGGGACGTCTATCATCAGCTCCACCACGCGCCCGCCTCCGCCCATCCGCGCATCTGTCGCGGATGCGGGGTCAGCGCTTGGGATATGGAGACGACCCCCGGCGTCGACGCGGGCGGGTGGCATGACGATGTGACCTGCCTGGCGTGCGCCACGATCAAGGAGCGCCACTGATGCAGCGCGAACCCCTCCCCCGCTGGGTCCGGCTGCTCGGCACCATCGTCATCGCGATCATCGCCATCCCCTTCGTCTTCGTATCGATCGCCGCACAGGCGAAAGACACGCGGCGTTGATCGCATGGGCGGGACCGGCCTCTGTCATGGCGACCGCGCCGTCTATCTCGGGCTGGGCCAGGCGCGCGGCAAGCACTGCGACGTGCTGTCGGTGCGCGGGGCCCATGCCTCTGTGCGGTTCGACACCGGCACCGCGTGCCGGGCGCTGGCCAAGGACTGCCACCCCATCCCGCGCCGCCCGCCCCCCGATTTCTGACCCGCCCGGCTCTTGTTGAGGCCGTCTCTACAAGAGTCGCCTCTGGCCAGCGCCGCAAACACCACCCCACCAACCACAGGATGACCCGAATGCCCGACACCAACGAACTTGCCGATGCAGCCGGTAATATCACCGCAGACGAACTGCGCCTGCTGATCGAGCGCGCCGAGCGCCTGGAAGAGGAAAAGAAGGGCCTCAGCGACGATATCAAGGATGTTTTCGCAGAGGCAAAGGCCCGCGGTTACGACCCAAAGGCCATCCGCACCATCATGAACATCCGTAAGAAAAAGCGGGAAGAGTACCAGGAAGAGGAAGCGATCCTGGAGGTCTACATGAAGGCCCTGGGGATGATCTGATGTCGATCGCCACCACCTTCACCCTCCGTTGTGATCGCTGCGGCACCCAGGCGAGCGTTGTCGATGGCAACGCCCGCCCGGACGGCTGGGGCGGCATCGCGGCGCGGCGTCACGGTGGTGGCGCCCGCGTCGGCAAGGACGGCCTGGACGATCTCTGCCCGGCTTGCATCCACGACCTGTTGACCGTCTGGTTTGCCCAGGCCCCCGCCAGCTCGGCGCCGATCGCGACACCGATGCTGCGCACGGTTTTTACGATCGAGGACCGCAAGCGGGCGGTCGACAGCGCGACCGGCGCGCTCCTGACCAGTCTGGAAGCACTCCGCCAGAACTTGCGCGACGACCCGACCAGCATCCTAGCCGACCAGCTCCCCGCCGCGCTGACCGAGCCGCTGGCGTTTCACGCCCACGCGATCGTCACCGCCATCGTCCGCCGCCTCAATCTCGAAGACCCCGCGTGATGTACGCCACCCTGACCCAAAGCCTCCGCGCGCTGGAAGTCGTCCGCGACGCCGATGTCCGCCGCGCCGATCCCGCCCACTACCGCGAAGTGATGGCCCGCGCGCTGATCGTCGACAACGCGATTACCGCGACCCTGCAACTCGCGGCGGCCGTGAAGGCGGCCGCTGCCGGCGACACCGCCCCGGCCGTCGCGGCCGTGACCGCGCTTCGCCTCGACCAATTGGAGATGCGATCATGAGACGTGGCGGATCCGTCATCGTGTCCAAGCGCCCCACCGTTTCGACTCAAACGGCGACGGCAGGCTGCGTCACTTGCCATGGGCAAGGCACCGGCTGGGCCGGTGCGAACGCCCTCGCTCTTGCGGCACGCCATCACGACGCAACCGGACACGCGACCTGGTGCGATACGCACCTCTCCGTCCGCTACGGCTCCGCCAAGCCCGACGACCGCCAGATCGATATCGAAGACGCGATCAAGGAGGCTACGCATGGGTAGCGCGTCCGGCGACTTCGATCCCCATGCGCGTCTACAGACCAAGGCAGGGATTTGCGTCTATCTGGGTCACATTAGCGGCGCGACGTATGACGCTTGGTGCGCCAAAGGCGTGGTCCCCGGCCCGGTGCGTGGCACGAATCGCTACGACATACGCGCTCACGATCTGCTGCTCGATCGCCATGCTGGCTTGATGAAGTCCGGCGCCACCCTATCACCACTCGAACAATGGGAGGCGGAGCGTGCGCGCGCGTCTTAAAGGGGTATTCAAGTCGGTCAAAAAATTGGCGGACGGTTCGCGTCGAACCTACTATTTCTTCCGGGGGCATGGGGCGCTAAATCCGCTCGTCGGTGACGAAGGACAACCATTCGCGCCTGGCACCCCGGCCTTCATGCGCGCCTATAACGCTGCAATTGAAGCGCCGCGTATCGCGCGAACCGCAGGCACGCTCCAAGCTGTCATCGACGCCTATGAGAAAAGCCCCCAATTCACGGAGCTCGCACCCCGCACCCAGCGAGATTACGGCGCGGCGCTGATCAAGATCGGCGACAAATTCGGGACACACCCCTTGATGGTGGTCGAGGATCCGAAGATCCGCATCCGTTTCCTAGAATGGCGCGACCTGATGGCGAAGGCCTCACCACGCCAGGCGGATGCCGTCTTTGGCGTCCTGCGCATCGTATTGGAATGGGGCCGCGATCGCGGTCACCTGATCCACAATCACGCGACCCGCCCAAAGAAGGTCTACCGCGCCGATCGCGCTGATAAGCTGTGGCTACCGTCAGACATCGAAGCGCTACGGGCGGTGGCCACGCCGGAGATTCTGCTGGCTTTCGAATTGGCGCTGGGGACTGGCCAGCGGAAAGGCGACCTTTTGGCGCTGACCTGGTCGTCTTACGATGGTCGGCGGATCCAGCTGCGCCAGGCGAAGCGCAAACGCTTCATCGACATGCCCGTCACCAAATCGCTGAAGGCGATCCTGGACGCACAACCTCGGACGGCTGCTACCATCCTGACCCGCAATGGAAAGCCATGGGGTTCGGTCAACTTCGACCACCGCTGGCGAGAGACGGTCCTGAAGGCCGGGCGCAACGGCCTGCACTTCCATGACCTACGTGGCACCGCCTGCACCGTCTTGGCGCAAGCCGGTGCGACGCCGTCAGAAATCGCCGCGATGCTGGGTTGGACCGTCTCTACGGTCGCTCGAATGCTCGATTTCTACCAGGCGATGACCGCCTCCATGAGCGATTCTGCGGTCGCAAAGATCGAGGCTCACCAAACCAAATTGCAGAACGATGTGCAGAACGCCGCACCCGTTACGCCAGATTCGGGGAAAAAATCGTGA